GTGCTATCTTAGATTTCATGTTAGCGAGGGCATTTGATTGTGAGTTTAAGGCGTTGTTTGTATCTGTGAAACCTTGCTGAACTACTTTATTATTATAGTCTCGGTTAGCGTTAAAGACTTTCATACCACCTGACGCAAGCCCACCAAGTGCGCCCCCAAAGTTCCCTGTTAGGAGGTTTCCAGCTACGTTTAAGATACCACTAGCGCCCTCCGTCCATTGGTTGATGTTGGCACTATCTACGGCATATTGTGCATTGTAGCTGGCTTGTGAGTTAGCGTTTGCAACCTGTTTATTTGAAAGGTCTATACTCTGCTTGAGCGTTTCCCGATTCTCTTTAAAGGTAAGCTGTGTATGCTCCATTTGATTCTTATGGCTCTGAATATAGCTGGCTTCTGCGTCATTTAGGATTGCAACGCTTTTTCCTGTCACGTCATTCAATCCGTATTTAAAATGCTCTGGATTGTGTTCCGCCCAGTCGCCACTTTCCAAGCTGTCCAGAATATTCTTATCAGCATAGCTTACATTGTTAGCGTTGTTATACTCTAAAAAGTTAATATGGACTTGGTTACTATCGCCAAGGCTTCCGCTTACAATTACTTTATACTTGTGAGCTTCGTCTATGGTTCTCGGTAAATACTGCGGTTGATACACATAACTGTTACCATAAATATCATAAAGCTCTATCTCTGTGAACTCACTATTTAATAGTTGCACTTCTATTTCTAGGTCGTCTTTACCCATATATGAGCGTAAGCCCTCTTGTATCTGGTCATGTGCTATCTTCAACAAGTTAGGGATTTCATAAACGTTAGGTCTATAGTCAAAAAATCCGTCCACCTCAATCAGTAGGGCTTCAACGTCAAAGGCTGTTTTTGAGTAGTCGCCATTGCCTAGTTGTTTATCCCCTGTGTTCCCTGTGATTTCTCCAATATCTCCACCTGCTACAATCTCGGGAGGGTAGATAATACTTTCAATGTTGTCAACCGTATCTATACCCGTGCGCTCTGTCGTGTAGCCACTCCAAGCATAGTTTTGCTCTATCACGTCATAGCTTGAGCCGTTAACCGCTGAAATAACAGCCGTATGCCCCCAGATGTTGCTCCCTGATGGGATATAGCATACAATACAGCCTACTCTTAAATCAGCCCAAGACGGGTCAAAGCGGACTTTCCAGCCCAGCGCTTCCCAGTCATAATCTCCGCCAATGTTGCTGGCACTCATACCCCTCTGTGTATCGCTTCCGCTGGCTTGTCTGCCGTTGCCGTTTGGGTTTGGGGTGTTGATACCTCCCCCAATGTCACAACCGCCCAACAGTTGAGAATACAAGGCGACTAGCCCGTAACATTGCCCACTTCCCACGGTTGTTCCTACCCGTGATTTGATTTCATTTAGTGCTTTTAGCGTTTCTGTTGCTTCTGCCATTGTTTACCCTTTCTGTAACTCGTCTTGAATGGTTGAAAGCCAAGCGTTAGCCTGCTCTATGCGTTCCGCTTCTTTGTAGGCTACACCCTCCCAGTTGTTCATAAAGTCGCTTGCATTGGTGCTGGCGCTGGCTGATGAACTGGCTACCCGTCTAAACGTGTCCGCCCTGCTCTCTTGGTTCATGAATTGAAATTGTAGTTTAAAATCCCAAAGTGATTTCCCTTGACTTCGTGCAAAGTTCAAAAGCTCTTCTGCCCTTGGCCCAGTCCATTGTCCTATCCCAATACCTATCCAGTGATTACCGTCTGACCCTCTATAGCCTGCTTCGTTTAAGCTGATAGAGTAGAGACTAGCAAAAGCGCCCCAGCTTCCCATGAGGTTTTCCGCTGTTGGCTCTGATTCCATTTTCTCGTACTCGTAGCCTGTAGCATAGTCCGCTTCGTATTTCTTGGCTGTGACGTTGCTTTCTGCTGAGAAATTCCCAATGATTCCAGCAATCCCTTCCGCCGTTGCGTCTGGTACTAGCTTCTTGATAATTCTAGCCACTAACCTAACACGGCTTTCCTCTGTTGAAATGTCGCCCTCTTCGTTGGTGCTACCACTTCCACCGCTTGAGCTACTGCCCGATGTCCGATAGTTTCGGCTGTTCTTGCGCCCAATCTCTGCAACGCTTCCCGTGATGTTGGACAAGATTTCTATATAGGTCTTGTCCCCGTCTGTTGTCTCCTTGTATTTAACACCGATGTCACGACTTAGATACATATTCACAATTTGGTTTACGGTGCTTGAGCCGTCCTGATTCAACCCGAAAAGGTGCTTATATAGGTTTTCAAGGTAAAAGCTATCATACTTTTTACCCTGAAAGATAAAGGGCTTACTTGCTCCACTTTTCAAATTTACAGGGATAAAAAAGTATTTAAAAGTCTTCTGCATACCTGAATAACTCATGTTTACAGGTCTGTTTGCCTTGGTCGTCATCTTAATCGTAGGCTTCGCCACAACTACAAGCCACTCTGTATCTATCCCAACCTCTCCAGCTCTCGTTGCGTACTTTGTCCCGACTGAAAAGCCTTGCTGACTGTCTTTCAGCGCCCACAATTCATTAGGCAAAGTCTGCTGTTCTACCTGTCCTATCACGTTTAGGCTCTTCAATTCGTGCTGGTAGGTGTTCCATACGTCCACTTCATAAATAATGCGTGTAGCGTCTTCATTGATATAAAGCACGTCAAAGACAAAAGCGTAGTAGGTTCTGCCATTGTTTATAAACCTCATGTAGGTTACGTTCTCATACTTCTCCACTCGCCCAGATACTACGATAGAGCCGTTTCGCTGTGTATATTGAAACTTGTCATACTCGTACACAATTTCTATATGCGGATTCGTCTTTGTGAAAAAGTCTTCCATACTTTCCCTTGTCTCAAAGTTAATCACATTAGCATAGTCATTTTTAAAAGGGCTTTTAGCATAAAGCCATATTTTGGTTGATTCTTGCATAGTCTCTCCTTTAAAAATAGGAGGGCTGAAACCCTCCCTTATTCTTGTCCTATCTGTCCTTGTCCTATCCATTGCCCCCCACGTCTCACGCGGTGGGTAGCGTCAACAGCTTGCCCGACTGCATTTGCTGGCTGTTCGCTGACGTCTTGCCAACCTGATTTTCTCTGTTGGAAGATACCGCTTGGGCGGTTTAAGGTCTTAAATACCCCGTCTTTACGGATTGCCCACGGTTTCAACGTTTTAGGCTTTTTCTTGTTGGTATTATATAGATACATACCCACATAGAAAGAATTGTCTGAATATTGTCCGTCTGGATAAGATACATTTATATTTAAGGCGCTGGCTGATGAACTTTCTTCGGCTGGTATGGTTACGGTAAAGTCTTGGGAAACTTCATCATTTTTAATCACTTCATCTGTCGTATATCCGCTAAACGTCCAAACGGTGCGCCCGTTGATTTTAATATCATACTCAACCCGATACCCAGCGTTTGAGCTGACCCGTTTACTCCACCAAAAGAGGGCTTTAACTCTGATTTTAGCTGTGATAGAATTATCATCGTTTTTTGTCTCTTCTAGGATTTCAACGGATTCCCCCCAGAAACGCATGGACGCCCATACAGACGGGTCATTTTGCCCATACTGTATATAGGTCGTGTTGCCGTTGGTCATATAACCATAGTCTGTGTCACCTGAGAACTGCCACGCATTAGCATAGGCTTCCGTCCACGGTGCTACACCCGTACCAAAGTTTTCTACGTTGGCTGTGGTAGAGGTTGAAAATCGTGTTTCTAAAGGCATTAGATACCTCCTGATAAGTCGTTTTCTGTGCTTCCGTTGTTGGTTCTGATAAAGCTGTTTCCGTCTGGTGTTCCGCCAAACAAGTTAATATTACCCGTTGCGATGTTGCGCCCTTGGTTAAATTCACCTGTAAGCCCACCAGTCCAAGCGCCTGACCCCTCAAGGTTTTCAATGATTTTGCGAAGAGCATTTTGTAAGCCTGCGTTAGCATTTTCTAGCGCTTCAATTCGCTCCTTGAGTGCGTTGTTTTCTGCCGTGATACGTTCGTTTAACTTAGCGACTTCCTTTGTGATTCGGTCGTCTAGCTTCTTGATTTCTTTTTCTAGCTTGTCGTTTAATGCGTCAATCCGTCCGTCAAGTCTAGCAACTTCATCATCTAGCTTTTTAGCAAGTTCAGCGATTTTCTTATCTACTTTAGCGATTTCTGCGTCAATGTAAGGTTTGATAATCTTGTTATAGTAGATGTCCGCTTTTTTGTTAAACCAGTCGTCCGCTTCCTTGCTCTCCATGTATCGGCGAATAAGGAGGGGTATAAGTTGCTCCAAGAGTTCGGTCAAAGCGTTCTTATAGTCTTCTAGTTCACTTTCCAAAGCCACAAAATCATCTAGTAGTTGCTTAAAGGCACGCTGTAGCCAAGCCAAAAGCTCGTAGATTGAATTGGCATTGTCAAAGCTGGTAGGGATTGAGGGGATAAGCCCCCAACGCTCCACCCAGTAAGACGAATAGCGCCCCCGATAAGCTCGGAAAAACTCGTCTTTAAATTCTTCTGGATTCATGTTTTAAAATCCTTTCTTATTTTAGTGTGATTCTTCATCTGCTATTGGTTGTGGAACGTTTCCCTCTGTTTCAATAGGAGGGGTTGGCTCTGTGTTTGCTCTTGGAAACTCTGTTGTAGGAGGTGCGCTAGGTGTTGGGTTGCTTTCTAGTGATGTGTTCGGTTTATATTCTAAAGGAACATTAGGTTCATAACTTAAAGGATTTTTATAGCCTTCAAAATGGTCTGACTGTTCTTTGTGGATAACACGAATACGTTTTTCTTGGTAAGCAGGGTCAATAGATGCACTTTCATAATTTGTAAACCATTCAAGCATAATTTTATATTCAAATGTATCCATCGGGTCATGAGCATTAAAGATTAAAACTAGGTGTTTATCTTCTGTCAATTCAGCTTTAACACTAATCACAATATCATTTACAACCTTGTAAGGTGTATCAGCCATAAAATCCTCTCTTGCAAATTTAAACTGTGATACAACATTGTTTTTACCAATAACCGTAACCATTAAATAATGGTTAAAGCCTTCATCATTTTGAAAGCTGATGTTTGTTTCTTGTCTATCAAATTGATGGATAAGTCCACCAACATGAGCAACTGTGATAGGAACTTTACTTAATGCTTCTGTAATAGCATTGGTTACAAATTCTTTAACCTTTTCATCATGGATTGTCAAGCTATCCTCTGCTTTTGTAACCGTTACCAGTTCCCCACCCGTTAGAGGGAATTGAGTAAGGTCTTGATTTAGTCCCTCTACTTTCCATTTATCTGGGTCACTTCCACTCCATGTAGTAGAAACTGTAATGTAAGGGATATGAGAATCAACTCCGTTGATTTTATCGCCGTCAGCGTTTAAGACTAGGTTTGTGTCCCCGTTCTTATCCTGTGAAATGTCCGCAAGTGCTTGCTTACCTTGGATTGTCAAGCTCTCCACTCCCTGATGTTTCTGAAATTTAATCCATGAGTGAATACCTCGGACAAGTTTAGTCGTCTTTTTTGCTGTGTCGTAGTTGCTATTTGATGTCATCTTTTGATTCTCCTTTTGTTTTGTCAATAATTTTGATTGAGTTGGGGTAGAGTTCTGTTAGGTCTGCTAGGTATTCAAGATACCGAACCAATAAAACCCCTTTACGTCCTAACTTCTTTTTGTTAGCAATTAAAAGTGTGTAGCCATTATGCTTCTTGTATTTTTCTAACTGGTCTTTAAATCCTAAATAGATACAATCGCAAACGGTAGAAACACGGGCGCAAGATTGGTCTTTATCGTCTCCGTGTCCCAGCACTTCAATCTGTAGTGTGTCCGTTGTCTCGGACAAGTTGATAATTATCATAAGTGTTCATGTCCTCTCTCGGCTGTCATAACTGTCCTTGGCACTCCTTTCCTGTCATTGTCAACCTTAATTTTAAAGGTTGCCCAATCTTCAAGGAGTTGCTGACTGTCAATCTCAACCCGTCTTTCTTGTAAACCTGTAACGTTCATCTGGTAGTTAGGCGTAACGATAACCCCATTGTCCCAATGTACCACTTCATTTACAAGGGGTATGCGTGAGAAATAGTTATTATCGTCTATCACTCTGCCAAAGCCTTTCAGCTTGCTTTTGCTGGTCAACTTCTCAAAGCTATAGTAAGCGCCCACAATCTTAAAGCGGATAAATAAAAGCGCTTTAATGGATTGTAACGGCTGATAGCTCTTTCTGATAGTCCAGAAAGTTTCATTTTCAATGCTTTCATAATGGTAAGAAATAGGCTTTAGTTTTATCCACAACTTAGCAAGGTCGCCCAAGCGCCTGCTATTTGACTGGATATAGTATAAGCCATCATCAGAATAAGCAAAGTCTTGAAAGCTGAAAAGCGTGATTTCTTCTAACATGCTATCATATTTTAGTATTTTAGCGCTTGATAAATCTTTCATCTATAACCCTTTCTAAAATACCTGTAAAAATAGCTTGTCGCAAACGTTGAATATCTGGAATTGTATATCCTTTAATTCTGCATTAGCTTGTAAGCGTTCGGCAAGGCTTGAACCGCTCCACCCTGAGACGTTGCTTTTTGTATCTGCGTTGTTCTTTTGGTGGTTCTCTACCAAGTTATCAGCGTACTCTATAACCCCGTAGCGGTCAGTAAAGACGATTTCTTTTCTTTCCTGTGGTGTAGTGTTGGCAATCTGTAAGGCTTGCCCGTCTGCTTTCTGGTTGCCTACTGTGTCAATGTTCATAGACTGGTTTAAGTCCTTGATAGCCTTGTTCCTGATTTCAGCAAGATATTTAAAGAGGTTGAAACACTCGTTATTTAGAACTTCCTCAAGGGCAATCTGGAAACGGGCAAAGGTTTCTAGTCCAATTTCCCTGTTGTAAAAGTGTTTGCAAAACTCTTTCTTGAAATTGTCTGAAACTCCATTGACTAGCTCCATGTCCTTA